TCGCGGTTGACGCTGGCGGGGCCCGCAGGGGCTGTGGCGCGGGGTTTAATCATTGCGGGCGATCGGGTTGCTGCAGGTGTTGTGCTGGCCCTGACGGCAGGGCAGGCGGCCGTGATCGCAGCGGGTGCAGTTGTGGTAGGCGAACATGCCCGTGCGGCTGTGGTCAGCCTCCCGGGGGTCGGGCTGGGCGGCTGGCTGGGTGGGGGTGGTCATGATCTTAGATCTCCTTGGCGATGATCTTGAGCTGGAAGCAGCTCGGGACGAGGGTCTCGTGGCCACGGTCGCCGACCGTGTAGAGGTAGCCCGGGTTGCCGTGATAGCGGCTGGCCTTGAAGGTGTTGATGACGTAGCTGCTGCCGTCCCACGCCTTGGCGCGGTGGGGCAGGGTGACCTCGGCGCCGGAGGCGTCGACCAGAACGTAGGTGTAGGCGGCGACGGGGGCGCCGAGGGCGCGGGCGTCGGCGTGGGTCTCGAGGGTGATGGTCATGTCGGTTGCTCCGGTTGGGTTCAAATCAGTGATGAGAAGATAGGGCCGCAATCGGGTGGTTGCAAGGGGGCCCATGCACTTTTCTGCAAGTATCTTCAAGCTGCTGAAATCCTTCAGGATATGGCGGCCACGCGGCGGGCAAACTCGGTCAGGAAACGCTTGGGAACCGCCTTCCCGCCGTCGAAGTGCGTCGGCAGCCTGCCGTAGTCGACGTAGGCCCACTGGCGGTCCTGCAGACCGTCGAGGTCGTCGTAGTCATCGCGGACCAGCACGAGGCGGGTGCCCTCGGCCGCCGGGTCCGCCAGCGCGGCGAGCAGCGCGGCGCCGCTGAAGTCGGCCAGCTTATCCCGGTGGTCGTGATCCAGACAGATCACGTCGTCGCCGTCGACGTGGTAGTCTTCAATGTCCCATTCGTACAGCACGGGCATGGGTCAGGCCTCCTGCTTGGCGGCGCGGCGATCGGCGCGGGCGCGCTCGAACATCACGGTGCAGGCGTCGTTGACCTGATCGAGGTACTTGGCCTCGGCGGCCGTGTCGTGGCCCTGCATGGCCACGGCGGCGGCGGCGTGCGCGTCCTTGGCGATGTACCGCAGCTCGTCGGTGGTCTTCAGGCGGTACTGGCTCAACTGGGTCATGGCAGGTGTCTCCGTGGTGGTGGCTGGGGGCCGAGGCCCCCGCCGGGTTTACTGGGCGATCAGGGTCCAGCCGGTGTCGATGCCTTTGTTAGTGGCGTACCAGTCCGTCTGGCGGGCACCACGGGCGCTCTCGCCGCTGTCCATGATCAGGCCCTTGTCCTGCAGGGCCGACATCACGCCGGAGACGGTGTGCTTGCCCAAGCCGGTGGCCTTCACCAAATCGGGGGCGGACATCCAAGACATGTTGTCTTCCTTCATGGCCTCGGCGCTGCCAGCGCCGGTGCAGTCGGCACCTTCGTTGATGAAGGCGACGAGGACGGTGATTTCGAGGGGGGTCAGGTTGGTCATGTGGGGCACTCCGTTGGGTGTTTCGACAAAGAGACACTCTCACAGCAGCCAAACGGTTGCAATATCCATCTGCGCTTTTCTGCAAGTATCTTACAAGCCTTTGAAAAGACAGGGCTTTTTGGCCCCAGATCGCCCCGGTTAATTGGTCGAATTGGCTGCGGCGGGGGCCGATCGGCCCGATAATCAGCAAATCAGCAGTCTGCGGGTGGGGTCCGAGCCCACTTCCGGCGGATTAAAGCCGGTCGCCCCGGGCGGCGGACCTGATCCGGGGAAGAGGCCACCCAGAGCACGCCGCAGGCACCGGCGCATCGGGTCTCACCCCGACGCCGCAGGACGAGTGACATAGCACGGCGCGCGCTAATGTGGACGATCATATTATTCTGGACGCCAGTTTGTCCGGTTTAACAGTTTGCAGTTTCTTGCATGGTGGGTGGTGAGGTGGTGCGAATAGTGCAATCAAAAGGTAGCCACCATTTACACCATTTGCACCACGGTGCACCGTGTTGCAGATGTTGCAGCAACGCGAAAGTGCAACACGCAATGCAACACTTGGGGGACCCCCCTTAAGGGGGGACCCGTTGCGTTGCAGTGTTGCATCGAGCTGTGGTGCGTTGCGTTGCGCCGCTGGCGCTGCGTTGTTGCGCTGTAACTCGAACATGTAATTTGTTTCCACTTGCACCGCGAGATGCACCACGGTGCAGATGTTGCACGTTGCACGGTGCGCGTTGCAGTGGTGCGCTGCTGCGGTGGCGGGGGTGCTTGCAGTTTATTGCAAGGTGCCTTGAGCTTGATGCGGCGATCGCTCAGTGCTATCTCATCGGCACACAGAGCGATGCGGACAGAGCATATGCCATATCCAAGCAAGAAAGACCCGGAGCTGATCAAGACGCTGTTGGAGCGTATTGCGATGGGCGATCTGCTCGCGCCGCTCCTGCGCGACGCAAATATCCATTACGTCTCGTGGTACTCGTGGGTGCGCGAAGACGAAGAATTAGCTCTCGCGTACACCCGCGCGCGTGCCGCAGGCCACGACCAGATCGCCATCACCGCCCGCGAGACGGCGCGCGGCCGGGGCGAGAGCACCGGCGACGTAGCTCGTGACAAGCTCATCGTGGAGCTGGATCTTAAGCTGCTGGCCAAATGGTCGCCCAGATACGGCGACAAGCTCACGCTGACCGGCGACGCCGACAACCCCATCGTGATCGAGGACAAGGGCAGCGAGCTGGCGACCGAGCTGCTGGGCCTGCTGCGCGGCCGGCGCAAGGCGCTCCAGATCGAGGGAAAGCTCGCCGGTAAGCCCGGCGAGAGCCCAACGAGGATTGGCAACGAGGTTTCGCCCAAACCCAAGGCCCAGCCTTGAGGCTCGAGGATCTGACCCACACGCAACTGGCCACGCTGCCGCCCGACGTCTTGCGCTACTACATCTGGCAGGAGCGGTGGCTCGACACGGCGCGCCCGGACCAGATCCCCCCGCCGGGCGACTGGACCGAGTGCGGCTACATGGCCGGGCGCGGCTATGGCAAGACGCGCGTCGGCGCCGAGTGGATCGCGGCGCAGGCGATCGAGGACCCGGACGGCCTCGATCGCGCGGTGATCGCGCCCACCTATGGCGACGTGAAGTTCACCTGTTTCCAAGGCCCGGCCGGGCTCCTGAAGGTCATCCCGCCCGAGCTGGTGGTCAACTACAACAGCACCGACCTGATCGTGCAGGTGCGCACCCTGAGCGGCAAGATCGCCACCATCCGCGGCTTCACGGCCGAGAAGCCCGAGCGCCTGCGCGGCCCGCAGCACGCCGACATCTGGTGCGACGAGCTCGCGGCGTGGCAATACCCGCAGGAGACGTGGGACATGGCGCTGATGGGCCTGCGCCTCGGCGACCGGCCGCGGATCCTGTGGACCACGACGCCCAAGCCGATCGAGCTGGTCCGGCGCTTGGCCGAGCCCAAGCCCAGCCGCATCCTTGTGCGGGGCAGCACCTACGACAACAAGGCCAACCTGCCGCAGAGCTTCTTCGACCAGCTGGCGCAGTTCGAGGGCACGGTCATCGGCCGGCAGGAGCTGGAGGGCGAGCTGATCGACCCCGAGGAGAGCGGCGTCATCAAGCGGTCGTGGCTGCGCCTCTGGTCGGCCAAGAAGCCCCTGCCGGTGTTCGACTGGATCGTCATGTCGCTGGACACGGCGTTCACCGAGGCGACCACCGACCGCAAGAGCCACGACCCGGACTACAGCGCCTGCACGGTCTGGGGCGGCTTTAGGCACAAGGTGAAGATGCCCGACGGCTCGATCGACGAGCGATCGCACGTCCTGCTGCTGGACTGCTGGCAGGAGCAGCTGGGCCTGCCGGAGCTGGTCAAGCGCGTGAAGCGCGAGCTGAACACGGCCTACGGCGACGACCAAGACACCGCCCTGATCAAGCCCCTGATCGGCAGCTCCAAGCCCAACACCAGCGGCCGCAAGCCCGACATCGTCGTGATCGAGGACAAGGGCAGCGGCATCAGCCTGCGTCAGGTGCTGGACCGCGAGGGCGTGGCCTCATATGCCTACAACCCCGGCCGCGCCGACAAGCTCACGCGCCTGCACATCGTCTCGCCGATCTTCGCCCGGCGTCAGGTCTGGCTGCCCGAGAGCGACAAGTTCCCGGGCAGGGCGCGGACGTGGACCGACGACTTGCTGCACCAGCTCTGCAGCTTCACGGGCAGCGGCAGCCTGAAGCACGACGACTTCGTGGACAGCACCACGCAGGCGATCCGCCTGATGATGGACAAGAACATGCTGTCTGCGGTAAAAGCGAAACCTGAGATCCGCGAACCAGCGCCGCCGCGCACGGTCGTGAACCCCTACGCGGCTTGAGGCATACATGGCTGACGACGACCTGCCCGACGACGAGATGCCCGACGACGAGCTCGACAACCAGCCGATGCAGGGCGAGAGCGTCCCGGCGCCGGCCGAGGACGACGACGGCGTCACGGACACGGACGACGGCGGCGCGATGGTCACGCTGGACGAGGACGAGACCGAGCAGTCCAAGTCGCCCGACTTCTACCACAACCTCGCCGAGGAGATGCCCGAGCCCGACCTCGACAAGCTGGCGTCGCAATTCCTTGAGCTCGTGGACCGCGACCGCGAGGCGCGCAAGAAGCGCGACGAGCAGTACGAGGAGGGCCTGCGCCGCACTGGGCTGGGCAATGACGCACCCGGCGGCGCCCAGTTCCAAGGCGCGAGCAAGGTCGTCCACCCCATGATGACGGAGGCCTGCATCGACTTCGCGGCTCGCGCCATGAAGGAGCTGATGCCCGCCGACGGCCCCGCCAAGGACTTCATCCCCGGCGAGATCACGATGCAGCGGGTCAAGAAGGCCCACCGCAAGACGGCGTTCATGAACTGGCAGCTGACCGTGCAGGCGCCGGAGTTCCGCTCCGAGATCGAGCAGCTCCTGACGCAGGTGCCACTGGGCGGCGCGCAGTACCTGAAGATGAGCTGGGACGAGCACCGCAACCGCCCCGGCTTCCTGTTCACGGCCATTGACGACATGTACCTGCCGTTCGCGGCGACGAACTTCTACAGCGCCCAGCGCCGCACGCATGTGCAGTACCTGACGCAGCTGGACTACAAGCAGCGCGTGCGCAGCGGCATGTACCGCGACGTGGACGTCGTGCCCGCCAGCGCCGACCCGGACTTCTCCGAGGCCGCCAAGGCCAATGACAAGATCGAGGGGCGCAGCGAGACCAGCTACAACGAGGACGGCCTGCGCACCGTCTACGAGATCTACGCCATCGCCAGCCTCGAGGGGCAGGACGCCGACGACGACGTGGACGTCGAGCCCGCGCCCTACATCCTCACGATCGACAAGCTCTCCCGCAAAGTCCTGAGCATCTACCGCAACTGGGACGAGCTGGACGAGACGAAGGAGGAGCTGCAGTGGTTCGTCGAGTTCCCGTTCGTGCCGTGGCGCGGCGCCTACCCCATCGGCCTGCCGCACATGATCGGCGGCCTCAGCGCCGCGGCGACTGGGGCGCTGCGCGCCCTGCTCGACAGCGCGCACATCTCCAACTCGCAGACGATGCTCAAGCTCAAGGGCGGCACGCGCGGCGGTCAGACGCTCGAGATCCAGCCCACGCAAGTGCTGGAGATCGAGGGCGGCCTGAACGTCGACGACGTCCGCAAGCTGGCCATGCCCCTGCCGTACAATCCGCCCAGCGCGGTGCTGCTGCAGCTACTGGGCGTGCTGGTTGACGCAGGCAAGGGCGTCGTGCGCACGACGCTGGACGACATGGCCGACCAGAACGCCAACACGCCAGTCGGGACGACGCTGGCGCGCGTCGAGCAGGGCATGGTGGTCTTCAGCGCCATCCACGGCCGCCTGCACAATGCCATGGGGCGCGTGCTGCGCATCCTGCACCGCCTCAACGGCATGTATCTGGACGACGAGAGCATCGAGGACGAGATCGGCGAGGAGCTGGCCACACGCAAGGACTTCGAGGGCCCGCTAGACGTGGTGCCGGTGTCGGATCCGAACATCTTCAGTGAGGCGCAGCGGTACGCGCAGATACAGGCGATCGCCCAGCGCGCGCAACTCCTGCCGCAGCTGTACAACCTGCGCAAGGTTGAGGAGCGCATCCTCGAGACCATGAAGGTCCCGAACTCCAAGGATCTTCTGGCGCCGTCAGTCGACCCGCACTCCGAGAATGCCGTGTCCGAGAACGTCAAGGCGACGCTGGGCAAGCCCGTCGTGGCCTTCCCCGATCAGGATCACATCGCCCACCTCAAGACGCACCTGAGCTACCTGATGAACCCGGCGCTGGGCATGAACCCCCTGATTGCGCCGGCCTACATCCCCGCCATGCTGGGCCACATCAAGGAGCACATTGCGTGGTGGTACGCCGTCTCCGTGTTCGACGTGGGCACCGAGACCACGGGCGAGGACATCGGCGACATGATGAAGGAAAACAAGACGCCCGAGGACAAGCGCGCCTTCGACCGCATGCTGGCCGAGGCCTCGCACCTCGTCTCCGACCGCGCCGTCGGCGTCTTCCAGTCCCTGCCGCCCGCCATCCAGCAGGCGCAGCAGATGATGCAGCAGTTTGCGCCGCAGCCGCCGATGGATCCGGCGGCGCAGGCGGCCATGGCCGACATCCAAGCCCGCAAGGAGATGGCCGGTCAGAAGACCCAGCTCGAGGGTCAGAAGGCTCAGGCCAAGGCGCAGGACGATCAGGCGCAGCTCCAGCTCGACCAGAGGGAGCTGCAGCTCAAGGGCGCCGCACTGCAGCAGAAGGCGCAGGAGGCCGCCCAGCATCAGGCCGCCGAGGATCGCCGCACGCAGGCCGACAATGCCGCGCGCCAGCAGATGAACGCCGAAGACAACCGCACCCACATGGAGATCGCCAACCTCGAGGCCGTAAGCGCCGAGAGATCCGCGACCGACACCTTCAACCAATAAGGAAAAGCATCATGGCCAAGAACGACACCGTGTTTCCCGCCAAGGGCAACGAACTTAAGGCGAGCGACATCATCCGCCAGCATAAGCGCATGGCCATGGGCATGCCGATCGAGCCGGTGAGCAAGGCGCCGACGAAGAAGACGCCTGCTTGAATATCGCCACACTGCTTCGGGTTATCGAGGACGCGCAGGCATCGCTTGCGAGAGATACCCTGAAGCAGCCTACCGGACGTGACGTGTTCGACTATGGACGCGCTGTCGGGATGTACGCCGGACTTGAGCACGCCAAGGACCTCATCGTGGGCCTTGTGGCGGAACGGGAACGGAAGGACTTTGACCTTTAACCATTACTTGCAAGAGGGAGCACCAATGCAAGCCGATAAGAAATCCGACCTCGACGAGGCCTTTCCGGCCTGTGACCCGGGCGTTGCACCATTTGGTAGCCGCGTCCTAGTCCAGATCAGGACGGCCAAGAAGACCACCTCGGGCGGCATCATTCTAGTGGCCGAGAGCCGCGAGATTGAGCACGCCAACACCCAAGTTGCCAAAGTCGTAAGCGTGGGCAGCTTGGCCTTCAAGAACCGTAACACCATGGAGAGCTGGCCAGAGGGCTCGTGGTGCGTGCCCGGCGACTTCGTGCGCGTGCCCCGCTACGGCGGCGATCGGTGGACGGTCAAGACATCAGACGACGACGAAGCCGTGCTGGTGATTTTTAACGATCTCGACCTAGTAGGCAAGGTGACCGGCGATCCGCTGGCCATCAAGGCCTTCCTATAAGGCTGCAAAGGAGAGCCGGTCATGGCTGACGACAAACTAATCGAAACCGACGAAGACGAACTGGTTGCCGTAGAGACACCCCTCAAGGACGAGGGTAAAACAGAACCGAATACAGAAGCCGAAGCCGAGGACGAAGACGACGAGGATGAGGGCGATGCGCGCCTCGCTGAAAGTCAGGACGACAGCGAGGACGACATCTCCCCCAACCGCAAGCGGCGCCTGAAGAGGCGCGAAGTCCGCAAGCGGGCCAAGGACAATGCCGAGCGCGAGCTTCATTTTCTGCGTGAGCAGAACAATGAGCTGATGCGGCGCGTGTCCGCCGTTGAGGGGCATGCCCTCTCGACGAATGCCCAGACCCTCGGCCAGCGCATGCAGGAGGCCCTGCGCGATGCGCAGCAGGCCGAGACGATCATGGCTCGGGCCGTGGAGGCCGGTAATGGCGACGACATGGCGACGGCACTGCGCCTGCGCGATGAGGCCAACCGGCGCGCGTGGGAGTTGTCTCAGTCAAAACAGAAGGTTGAGCAGGTCCGCCAGCAGGTTGCCAACCCCGGCCCGGATCCGCGCGTGCGGTCTCTGGCGCAGGAGTGGCTGGCGGCCAACCCGTGGTACGACGCCAACGGGCGCGATGAGGACAGCCGCATCACCAAGGCGATCGACGACGGTCTGGTGGCTCAGGGCTACGACCCCAAGTCTCCCGACTACTGGCACGAGCTGACGCGTCGCGTGTCCACTCGCTTGGGCGGCGCTCCGGCCGAACAGGAAGCCGGGGCCCCCGAACCGGGCGCGGCACGCCGCAAGGCTCCGCCCACGGGAAACACCCGCGAGCACGCGCCTCCGTCGACGCGCAAAGAAGTCTATGTGACACCAGAACGAAAACAGGCTATGATTGATGCCGGAGTGTGGGATGAGCCCGCACTTCGGACGCGCTATCTTAAGGCGTATCAGGCCTACGACAAAACCTCGGCACGCTAAAGGAGCGAACCAGATGAACGTAGATGACCGCCTTAAGAAGGAAATCGGTGCCAGTCGCCGTACCCGTGAAGCCGAGGAACGTAAAGTTACCGAGGACCGCACGGTTACCGATGACGACAGGCTGGAGATGTTCCGTCAGCAACTGTTTAATGATGCATTGCCGGACTTACCCGACTTGCCCGGGTATCACTCAATCTGGCTCACGACTACCAATCCGCGTGACAGTATTCATCGCCGCATCCGTCTCGGTTACGAGCCGATAAAGCCTGAAGAGATCCCCGGACTGGAATATGCGTCCGTCAAGACCGGCGAATGGGCCGGTTTTGTGGGCGTCAACGAAATGCTCGCGTTTAAGCTGCCCATGAGCTTGTACCAAAAGTTCATGCAGGAAGCTCACCACGATGCTCCGTTGCGTGAGGAAAACAAGCTGGCTGAAACCGCAGAGATCATGCGGGAGCAGGCGGCTCGTGTCGGAGGAAAGTTGATCGAGGGCGACGGAATGACGGACATGTATGAACCCGCTCCCCGTCCCACGGCTTTTAGCTAAGGGCTGGGGTACCTTAAACCCAACTTTAGAGGAAATGGCTAATGTCTTCAGTATCCCAGCCGTTTGGCCTCCGTCCGTCTTACTCGCCGAGTGGTGTGGTCCGTCCCACCGCTTTCACGATTGAGAACGGCTACGCGGCCAACATCTACCAGAACCAGCCGGTTCGCATTGCGCCCTCGACGGGCGCTGGCGAAGTGGAAGGCACCCTTGTCGCGTCCGCCGTCGGCGCCGCGTTCATTGGCACCTTTCAGGGCGTTGAGTGGACCGACAGCGACGGTCGTCGCCGCGTGTCCAACAAGTGGACTGCCTCGCAGTATGCGACCGAAGTGGTCGCCTACTCGACACTGGATAGCACCATCATCTACGAAATCCAGTCGAGCGCCACGCTGACAGTCGCCAGCATCGGCAAGCAGTACAACCTCACCACCATCAGCGGTAACACCACGACAGGCCTCTCCTCGCAGATGCTTGACACTGCTACCTCTGCTTCGAACGCGTCGCTTCGTGTCATCGGCATCACGCCCGGCCCGAACAACGCTTGGGGTGACGACTATGTCATCGTTCAGGTCCAAATCAGCGAACATCAGAATGTCGCTGACGCGGCCGCATACTAAGAAAGGAGCCCTGAACCATGGCTACCCCAATGCGCAGTACCGACTTTCGTTCAATCGTTGAACCGATCCTGAACGAAGAGTTCGACGGCATCTACACGCAGCGTGCAGATGAATACGCCGGTGTCTTCAAGACCTTCAACGGCATCCCGCGTAACTACCACGAAGAACCCGTCCTGTATGGCTTCGGCGCTGCGCCGGAACTGCCGGACGGCATGCCTGTCACCTACCAGTCGGGTGGTGTCCTCTTCATTCAGCGTTATGTGTACCGGGTGTATGGCCTTGCCTTCGCCCTGACCAAAGTGCTGGTGGAAGATGGCGACCACATTCGTATCGGTCAGACCTACGCTCGTCACTTGGCGCAGTCCCTGATCGAGACCAAGGAAACCCTTGGCGCCAACATCCTGAACCGTGCCTTCAACTCGGCTTATGCCGGCGGCGATGGCGTGGAACTGGTGGCGACGAACCATCCGATCGCCAATGGTACCTTCAGCAACAAGCTGTCGACTGCCGCCAACCTGTCCCAGACCTCTCTGGAACAGCTGTTGATCCAGATCCGCAATGCGGTGGACAACAACGGCAAGCGCATCCGCCTGACGCCGAAGAAGATTGTTGCTGGTCCCAGCAACGTCTTCCAAGCCGAAGTGCTGCTGAAGTCCGCCCTGCGGGCCGGTACGGCTGACAACGACATCAACCCCGTCAAGTCGATGGGGCTGCTTGCCGATGGTCAGGCGAACCTGTCGCGTATCACCTCGACCACCGCGTGGTGGGTCCAGACTGATGCGCCGGAAGGTCTGAAGCTGGCCATGCGCCGTGGGCTCGAAAAGTCCATGGAAGGCGACTTCGAAACTGACTCCATGCGCTACAAAGCAACCGAACGGTATAATTTCGGATGGACGGACCCGCGCGGAGTTTTTGGCACGCCGGGGATTTAGTAAGTCATTGAGTTCATTGACTTATTAACGCACTTGAATAAACCCTCATCCGGTACTAGGCTGCAAGCCGAAATCGGATGAGGGTTTTTCTTTGAGAAAACTACACGACACCTGCACCGTGGCGGACTGTTCTCGGGCGCATAAGGCGCGCGGCTACTGCGGCACGCACTACGCGCAATACTTTCGCGGTGCCGAGATCACGGACCAGATAAAGGTTCGCGTTTCTGAGAAGCTGCCTTCTTGCACGGAGGCCGATTGCGATCAGCCGGTAAAGGCCAAGGGCCTTTGTAAGATGCACTACGCGCGCCTCTTACGGCACGGCCACACGATGTACCGCGACCGGAAGACGCCGCACGAGGCTTGCGCCATACCGAATTGTGAGAATTGGCGGTACGCCCGGGGTCTGTGCCACTCGCACTACTTGAAGACCCGGAAGTGGGAGGACCACGGGCTGGACGCGCACGGCTACGTCGCCATGCTTGAGGCTCAGAAGGGTGTATGCGCCATCTGCGGCAGACCCGAACGCGCGCCCGACAAGGCTTCTGGAAAGATACGAGACCTTTGCGTCGACCACTCCCACGTCACGGGGAGCATACGCGCCCTTCTCTGCAGCAACTGCAACCGAGCTCTCGGCCTCTTAGATGATAGCCCCGATCTCCTTTCCAAAGCGCGGGCGTATCTGCTACAGTATGAAAATCTCTCCGGGGAAAACCCAGCTCGCTAGACCGCCCCGGCGGACGATGCACAGACTATCGAGCTACTTGTGCATAAAGGAACATGATCATGGCTTCCACTACCTTTTCGGGTCCAGTCACTTCGCTGAACGGCTTCATCGGCGGCACCTCGTCCGACCCCATCTCCGTCACCACGGCCGGTAACATCAACAGCTCCTACGCGACCACCTCGGCCGCCTCCGGCGACACCCGCCTGAGCTATCAGAAACTGACTTTCACCTCGACCGGCTCGGGCGAGACGCTGCGCGCGTTCTCGGTTGTGACTGGCGCGGGCGCTGCGGCTGCTGGCACCATTAACGGTGCCCACATCTCGATGTCGATCAACGCTCCC